AGACCCCCGTGTCCTCGGCCCGCGTTCGCCTGAGCGTGACAAGCCGGGGCGCGGGTTTTTGCGCCAAGCAAACACACCCGCCTCGCGCCGTGACTCTCCTTCTTCCCCTCTTCCCGGCGGCGCGGGGCGATCTTCTTCTTTATGCCACCGCGAGCACGACGGCTGTGCGGGCTACCCATGCTGCGACCCGGTTCGACTCCGGGGCGGTGGCTGCATCTTTATTCCAGGTGAACGCATGATTACCAACGACCGGCTGCGCGAGATCGCCTCGCAGCGCCATGGCCGAACGATCGACTACCGCCACATGGAGGTCTGCGACATGGCCGCCGAGCTGCTGGCGGCGCGCGAGCGCATCGACGAGTTGGCTGACGACTTGCTGGCCATGGAGCGCGATCGCGACCGCGTTCCGCGCCGCCCTCGCCGCGCGCAAGGGGGCCAAGTGAGCGCCATCGACGAACTGCGGCGGCTGCGATTAGCAGCCCAGTTGCGCGGGGCCGCGTGGGTGGTCGCCCATATCGACACCCGCATCGCCGAACTCGAAGCCGCGCCGCCCGATCCGCTGCGCGCTGCCGCCGAGGGGGCGCTCGCTCTGCTGGATCGTTTGCCGGTCAGCAAGGCCGACGTGGCTGAGTTGACGAGTTGCGTGAAAGAACTGAGCGCTGCGCTGGGGGAATCGTGAAGCGCACCGAACGAGTGTATTGGGCCCTCGTGCAGCCGAACCGCAGCACGTCGTCAAGGTAAGGGGGAAGCCGTGAAGCCCTACTACGAAGCCGACGACATCACGATCTACCACGGCGACTGCCGGGAGATCCTGCCGCACGTCGAGGGCGAGATCGTCGGCGACGCGCCGTACGGCGTCGGCATCGAGTACGGGGCATTCGACGACAGCCCCGAAGAAGTGCGGCGGCTCGCTGCCGATCTTCGGCCAGAAATCGACCGCCGCGAGCGCGCGGCACTGTTCGTCGGTGTCCCGCAGCAGTGGCTGTGGCACCAACCAAAGTGGGTCCTTTGCTGGTCCTACTTCCCCGCGACGAATGCGTTCTCCCCGTGGGGCTACGCACAGTGGCAGCCGCTGCTGGTATGGGGGGCCGACCCGTTCCTCGCTAGCGGGCGCGGGCCTCGTCCGACGGTGTTCTCGCACGCCCGCCCGCCAGACAAGAGCGGCAAGGGGCACCCGTGCCCAAAACCCGTCGAGGTGATGGCGTGGGCCATTTCGCGGGTGACATCCGACGACGCGACGATCATCGACCCGTTTATGGGCAGCGGCACAACGCTGCGCGCGGCGAAAGACCTGCGCCGCCGCGCCATCGGCATCGAGATCGAGGAACGCTACTGCGAGATCGCAGCCAAGCGCCTTGCGCAGGGTGTGCTTCCGTTCGAGGTCGTGCAGGTGAGGGGGGCGCGATGAGGCGCGGCGTGAAACTTCCTCCGATCCCACCCAACGACGACCTGCTTCGCCAGTTATGGGCCACCGACCTGCATCTGTGTGAGATCGGTAAGCAACTCGGCGCAAGCAAGACCTGGGTCAGCGACCGAGCTAGGCGCATCGGGCTACCGGCTCGCCAGACCAAGACGCGCGATCTACCGGCCAAGCTGATCGTAGCCGCCTACGAACAAGGCTGGCGCATAGAGCGGATTCGCTTGGCTCTGCTGCCGAAGTTCCCGCTGGTGGGTGGCACGACCATCCGCCGGGTGTTGAAGGCGCACAAGGTGAAGCTTCGGCCCGCGGGTAAGGTGGTGCCTGGGCTGCATACCGAGTGTGTGCGGTTGGTTCGCGCTGGCAAGTCGTGTCGGGAAGCCGGGCGCATCCTTGGCTTGAAGGAGCGCCAAGTTGCGGAGCGCGCGAGAAGCATCCTCGGGCCAAGGCGACGCGGATCGTGGACCTTGCCGAAGTTCGATGTCAAGGAAGCGATGGCGATGCGATCACGCGGCGTGATGGTGAAAGAGATCGCGGCCCGCTTCAATGTGACCAGCGCAGCGATCTCCTACCACTGGCGAAAGCGGAACCCAGCATGAACAGCGTCAGACTCCCGATCGGCACCCAGGTCACGTTCGAGCTTCCGCACCCGGTGGCCAGCTCGAAGAACTCACGGCGCATCTTCGCGCGCGGCCCGCGGGTGGTTTCGTTACCATCGAAGAAGGCGGTGAGCGATGCCTCGATGATCGCCACCATGGCTAAGGTTGCAGCCCGCGGCATGCGCTTTCACCCCGACGACGCGCTCGCTCTCGACTACACCCACGACGTGAAGACCGACATGGTTCGCGTCACGGTGTGGAAGATCGGCGAGATCCCCACCAAGGGCAAGCGAGGCACGAAGCGTGACGTGCATGGCATGTGCGAGACGATCGCGGACGCGCTGCAGGGCGTGCTTTACGACGACGACCGCGCTTTCGACGAGGTTACGATCCGGCGCGCTCGGTAGCAGCCTCGCGGCTGGCCGCGCAAGCCTCGCGCACCCCGTCCTCGGTGATCCCGAGCGCAATCGCGAGCCTCGACACGGTGCCTCGTTGGGGCTTGGCCAGACCATCGAGTAAGTAGGTGACAGTCTGGGTTCGCAAGCCGGCCTTCGCGCACCAAGCAGACAAGCGGCGGGTGGCGATGACCGGGCTCAAGTAGTCGGCGAGCGTAGCGCGACGGGCAACAGTTCTCATGGCAAGTAGTCTAGCACGGAAAGTTCAGAAAAACTAGAAGCGCACGCTTGACACTTTCAACGCTTCTGACGATAACTAGCACCATGGCACTCGCCCTTCTCACGTTCTCCTTCCCGATCACCGAGCTGGACGCCCGCGTCAAGAGCCGCACGGCCGGCTTCTACCACGAAGAAGACCACGCCGAGCCGACCGCCGACATCGTGGTGTTTGGACGCTGCGGAGGCAGCCCGTTCACGGTTCACGTGACCATCGTGGGCTGGGAAGGCAAGGAGCCGCGGCTGTTCAAGGGCAGCGCGCAGGACGTGGAGGATGATGCGCGGTGGCACCTGGAACCATTCCTCGGCCCGCTGACCGACGCACAGGTGGCGCAGCTCGTGGCCGAGGTCGAGGAAGCTGCGAAGGAGGCATACTGATGGCTCCCTCGCTCGAAGTGTTGTCGATCCAGGCCGCGCAGATCCGCAACCAAGTAAATGAGCTGCGCCACCACATCACTGGCCACCAGGAGCTTGCCGATGATGTGGCGCTCCTGACTGCAGTGGATGTCCTGTTCGGCAGCATCTGCGCCGGGCTGCGACTTGCCGCCTCGCCCGCCCTGCGAGCAGAGATCCGCACGAAGCTGGATCGTGACGCGGAGGAACGCCGCCGCAACCAAGAAGCCAGCGACCCGAGGGCGTGAACATGCTGACCACCGACCAACGCACCCGCCTCGATAACATCGCCAACCGCGTCGGCCTCGACGCCGCGAAGGAGATGGTCCGCACCATGCGCCGCATCGACGACCGCCATTCTCGCCGCCCCCTCCTCGCCGCGGTGTACAGAGACGGGCAACGCTTCCGCGCTGCTCGCCACGCTCGATACCGCGAACTGATCGGCGCCTTCATCCTCATCGCCGCATGCATCGCGGCACTCATCTTCGTCTGATCTGAAACCCAACTAGCAAGCAAGCAACCCATGGCTATCTCACTCGCAGACATCAAGCGCAGCGTCAGCGGCGCACCCCGCATCGTGTTCTATGGCGTGCAAGGCATCGGCAAGTCCACCTTCGCGGCGATGGCCGAAGCGCCAGTCTTCATCCCGATCGAAGACGGCTGCGGCGACCTCACCGACCCCGAAGGCACCCCGCTCCACGTCGAAGCGTTCCCGCGCCCCGACACCTACTCCGAAGTGCTGGAATGCATCGGCTCGCTGGCCGTCGGCGAACACAACTTCCGCACCTGCGTCATCGACTCGCTCGACAAGCTGGAGCCGATGCTGTGGGACTACGTGTGCAAGGAGCACAGCAAGAAGTCGATCGAAGACTTCGGCTACGGCAAGGGCTACACGATCGCGCTCAAGGAGTGGCGCAACCTGCTCGATGGGCTCGATGCCCTGCGCGCCCGTGGCATGGCCACGATCCTGCTGGCCCACAGCGCCGTGGTGAAGGTGGAGCCGCCGGAGACTGATCCCTACGATCGCTACCAAATGCGCCTGCACAAGTCGGCAGACGCCACGGTATGTGAGTGGGCGGATGCCGTGCTGTTCGCCAACTACAAGGTGACGACCGTGAGCAGCGGTGGTCAGGGCAGCGAGCGCCGCCGCGGCATCAGCGACGGCTCGCGCGTGATCTGCACCACCGAGCGGGCTGCATGGCGCGCGAAGAACCGCTACCGCATGCCCGACCAACTGCCGCTCGACTGGGCAGCGGTGTCGCAGTACCTGCCGAAGATCAACCAACCTGTCTGAACCAACAACCAACAACCCCTAGCAAGCAAAGAGAACGACCATGGTCAGTTTCGGATTCGACGTCGGTAGCACCAAGCCCAACACCTCCTTCGACCCAATCAAGGACGGGTGGTACGCGATGCGCGTCAACAAGGTTGACGTGAGCCCCGCCTCGGACGGCAAGGACGGGCGTGGCGACATGCTCAAGGTGGAGTTCTGCGTCACGGACGCACACCCTGAGTTCGCGGGACGGCTGGTGTGGGAGAACTTCTGCCACATGCACGACAAGCAGCAGACCCGCAACATCGCCCGTGCCCAACTCGCGGCGATCATGCACGCGATCGGCAGGCCCGACAGCACCGACACCGACGACATGCTCGGCTGCGAGTTGCGCGTGAAGGTGGCCACCCAGCCGCCGAAGGACGGCTACGACGCGCGCAACATCACGAAGGGCTATAAGGCCCTGTCCGAGAGCACCGACGCGCCATCCCCCGCCGCGAAGCCAGCTCCTGGCGCTGCTGCAGCCCCCGCCGCGAAGCAACCCTGGAAGCGGTGATCTTCGATGGCCCGCATCACCACCAAGCCGGCACCAGCCGGCCCCACTACCCCGCAACTGCTGCATGCCGCTTACGAGCGGCGTGCAGCGGAGGCGGCACCCTGCAGCGACCAGGATTGGCGCCGCGATCATCTCGGCGCGTCGATCCTTGGCCACCAGTGCGACCGCTACCTGTGGCTCTCCTTCCGGTGGGCGGTAGGCAAGAAGCTCGATGGCCGCACGCTTCGGCTCCTTGAACGCGGCAAGCGTGAGGAATCTTGGCTCGTCGATGACCTTCGCGCGATGGGCGTTGAGGTATGGGACCGCGACCCGAAGACCGGCGAGCAGTACAGGGTGCGCTGGGGCCACGTCGGAGGTGGCTGCGACTTCGTGATGCTCGGCCTCACCGAAGCGCCCGAAGTCCCGCACCTCGGCGAACTCAAGACCTCAAACCTCAAGCAGTTTGAGCGGCTCAAGGAGAAGGGCGTGAAGGCGGCGAAGCCCGAGCACTACGTGCAGATGCAAGTTTACATGCACGGCCTGCAGCTCACCCATGCGCTCTACCTGTGCGTCTGCAAGGACAACGACGACATCTACAGCGAGCGCGTTGCCTACGATCAGGCGGTGGCAGAGCGGTCCATCGCCCGTGGGCAGCGCCTCGCTGTGGTTTCTGATCCACCCGATCGCCAAGAGTCTGCAGAGTTCCCGCCATGCATGCTGACGTCGAAAGACGGGACGCAATGGCCGTGTCAGTTCCACGATCAGTGCTGGAAGGGCGGCATCCCCGAGAAGAACTGTCGGACGTGTGTGTCGGCATCGCCGAATGCCATGGACGACTGCACGGATGGGCTATGGTCGTGCGAGCACCACAACCATTCGCTGAATCCGATGCAGCAGCGTGCCGGCTGCAACCAGCACCTGAGTATCCCCGCCATCGTTGGCCACCAAGTGGCCAAGGTGGATGGCCGGCAGATTACCTACCAAGCTGCCGATGGGTCGGTGGTGGTGGATGGAGCGGCGCCGTGAGCATCCAGGCGATTCCGACCATGTGGGGTGGCATCCAGTTCCGGAGCCGACTGGAGGCAAGGTGGGCCGCATTCTTCACCAAGCTGGACTGGGACTGGTCATACGAGCCTATCGACCTGAATAACTACATCCCCGACTTCATCATCCATCTCGACAAGGATGTGCTTATCGAGGTCAAGCCGTTCACGCGGTTCGACCAGCCAGTAGTTGCAGAGGCGCGCCAGAAGGTGGCGCAGAGCGGGTGGGGTGGGACTTTTGGTATCGTCGGCTCTCGGTTCACCGGGTTCTGGCTCGGACCAGACTTGGTGATGGATGGACTGTGCGTCTCTTGCTTTGAGTGGAACGATCGAGGCAAGTGGCGTCGCCGCGGACCCAGGAAGTGGAGGCTTGCACCTTCGTGGGATCGCGGGCGATGCCTTTCCTGCGGAAAGCGGGACTTTTTTGCTGAGGGGACAGAAGGAGAACCATGCATCGGACGTGAGCAGGACGATGACGGCAGCCTAACCTTGCATGATCGGGTTAGGTTTTGGCACGAGGCTGGCAACGAGGTGCAGTGGAGAGGAAGACAATGACATCTCTCGCCGCGACTCTACGCCCCTACCAGGAAGAAGCCGTGCAGGGCATCTTCGACTGGTTTGCAGAGAGCGAAGGCAACCCGCTGGTGGTGGTGCCAACCGGGGGCGGCAAGTCGCTCATCATCGCCGCATTCGTCCACAGAGTGTTGAGCCAGTGGCCCAACGAACGGATCGTGGTGCTGACGCATGTGCGCGAACTGATCGCGCAGAACCATGCCGCGATGATGAAGGCGTGGCCGGCAGCGCCCGCGGGCATCTACTCGGCTGGCCTGCGCCGCCGGGACCACGATGCGCGCGTGTTGTTCGCTGGTATCCAGAGCGTGCATGACCGCGCCGAGTTGATCGGCTGGGCCGATCTGGTGCTCATCGACGAGGCGCATCTTATTCCGAAGTCAGGCTTCGGGATGTATCGCACGCTTCTCGACAGCCTGCGCTCGGTGAACAGCCAACTCAAGGTGATCGGTCTGACCGCCACGCCGTTCCGCACGGGAGAAGGCTCGCTGCACATGGGCGACGACCGGATGTTCCATGGCATCGCCTATACCTGCGACCTCGTGAAGCTGATCGAGGATGGCTTCTTGTCGAAGTTGACCGCGAAGGCCACCGTGGCCAGCATCGACACCACTGGGCTGCATGTCCGCATGGGCGAGTTCGTGGAGGCAGAGCTTGAGGCAGCCGCCCTGAACGACGGACTCATCACCCAGCAGTGCAGGGAGGTCGTGGCACGCGGCATCGACCGCAAGGCGTGGCTCGTATTCTGCTGCAGCATCGCTCACGCGACGCGCGTAGCGAACGAACTGCGGCTGCTCGGCATCTCGGTGGCTACCGTGTTCGGGGACACCGCCAAGGAAGACCGCGACACCACGGTGCAGATGTTCCGAGACGGACTTGTGCGGTGCGTGGTCAACGTCAACGTCCTGACGACCGGGTTCGATGCGCCGGGCACCGACCTGATCGCGCTGCTTCGTCCCACTATGTCGCCTGTGCTCTACGTGCAGATGGTGGGCCGTGGCCTGCGGATCGCGCCCGGCAAAGCCGGCTGCCTCGTGCTCGACTTCGGTGGTAACGTGAAGAGGCACGGGCCGATCGACGCGGTGAACATCCGCGAGCCGAAGAAGGTGGACCGCGAAGCCATCATGGCGAAGGAGTGCCCGAAGTGCGCCACGCTGGTGGCCATCGCGGTAAAGCAGTGTCCCGAGTGCGGGCATGAGTGGGTGACGATCGACCGCGGCAACCCGCTGGATCAGAAGCCCGACGAAGACGCCGAGATCATCGCGGGGCTGGCCAAGAAGAACCCGATCGAGCGATGGGATGTTCTGCGCACCCAATACTTCCGCAACGAAGGCAAGGGAGGCAAGCCGGCCACGCTGTGCGTCGAATACCTCGGCGGGTTCCAGCAGCGCGTGCGCGAGTGGGTGTGCTTCGATCAC